TCGGCATGTCATTAAATATAACTTCTGGACATTGATTATTTCGTAAAGACCAAAGAAGGAGATTAAAATTAGCTTGAAATTCTTCTATTTTTTTTTCCATTAGGAGAAATCTTAAGGGAAATATTAGGAGACAACGAATGTGTGCTAACATCACCAGATTTTATTCCATCAGAAGCTCCCAAATAAATACGACGAAAGCGAGACATGTTTATCTCAGCTCGGATAGTTCTAAAACGATATATCTTCATAGCTCGATACATCATATCCATGGCTTCATCAACATGTAACAACACATCTCTAGTTTTAGTCGGAAGTATAGGAGAGCGAACATTCTTCAAAACAGCATTTGCAAGCTTCCTAGGGTAAAGGGATGACATTGCAGAAATAGCATGTGGCAATTTGTTGGTTGTACCAAGAGCCCAATGATAAGCAGAATTCATTCGTAATATAATATTCTGTAATGTAAATTCCGCAGGCTCATTCCACACCTGTTTTTCATAGTAATCATAGTCATATTTCTGTCGAATCGGATCAAACAGACCAGACAAATGATCTATATCACTAAGTTTTAACGAAGAACGAACAATAGGATCCACAACTGGCATCTCAATACTCTCAGGAAAAGAGCAGTACCTAAAAGGTGGATCTATTTCCTTGCAATTGGAATCAGAACCTAACCCCATTCGCAAGTAATCCTTATCATTGACAACTTCATTTTTTTTCCGGACATGTCCATCTACCACCTCTATGGAAGAAGAAATCTTCCCTCCTACATCTTGAAGCTGTAAGGTCCTATCCTTTAAGAAAGACGTATATTCAAACCCCTCAGTACTAGGGTGTATACCTCTCGCGGTTAATGAACAGTCGCAGCCATTCGTATGAAAGCAATTAGGATTAGAATACTTAATATCAAAATAATCCGCCATGCGGTTCTTATAAGTCAAGTAAGTTAGAGGTCCTTTATAATCTGAAGTTCGTATTATTCGCTGTAATGCGTTCAGATGGGATAATGGTGTTAACAAAGGG